CAATTTTGACGGTAATCTTTGATTTTGCAGTGAACCAATTCAGCACAGATAGGTCACCTGTGAGAATCTCATCTTCTGGGTGTTCTAGGTGTGTGTTCTTCATACTATAGGAACACTTTAAAGGCCCCCTTGATAATCTAATATACTGCAATAAGTTCTTTTGCCTTAATCCTACTACTACCTTTTGCTGCAATAGTTCTTGTCACTTGAATAGGATAAATTGTAGCATTTTTGTAAAGTTCTCTGGTTATATCCACATCGTGATTTGATACAATTACTTTAATTCCCTTAGATGCAAGCAATTCTGCAAGTTTTGCTAATTCGGTTTGTTGTTCGTGAATAAATCCATCTGTGGCATAACTTGTAAAGTTTGAAGTATTTGATGCAGGCACATATGGAGGGTCAAAATACACAGTATCACCTGATTCTAAATCTTCGTAAAGAGATGAATCCTCAAAAGAAAGTGAAGTAAACCTTACTAATTGTTTAGAAAGAAAAAACATTCTAAAGTTCATCATTTGCTCTGATGGGCACACTGGTTTATCATACTTACCGAAAGGAACATTAAATCCACCTTTACTATTATATCTTGACAATCCATTAAAACAATGTCGGTTAAGATAAACGAATAATCTTGCTCTTTCTGTAGTATTTGTTGCTTGGTTAAAATGTGTTCGTAGGTCTAAATACGATTCCTTTGTGTTATTCTCTGAAGTGAATAGTTCCTCACAGTAACGAATAAAACTATCATCATTTGGATTCACTAAGTTTTGATAGATTGACACCAAATCTTTATTCACATCATTGAGAATGTATTGGTCTGATTCTGTATTTAAAGCAACAGCAAGACTACCACCAAATGGTTCACAATAACGCTTAGGATTACCAATATGCGGAATAAGATGGGGCAGAACCCTATATTTGTTTCCTGCCCACTTTAGAAATGGTTTATTCATTAAATTATGTCTTTATGTATCCATAATACTCAAATTCATCAGAATGTCAACTCTTTACCAAATTTACCACACAAATAAAATGCCATATACTTATTTTTAAGAGTTACATTATTAAATGTTAGTGGAGTGTAACTTCCATTTGATTTACTTGCCTTAGTACGAATTTGCAGAAGACCATTAGGTCCTGTGATAGTATTTAATTCTTCACCATTATCAAATGCGGTGCAAATTTTATCACAAATATGGTTATAATCTTCACGCAATTCTTGATAGTGTTCAGGATGAATTTCTTCATTGAGTAATGTTGAGTTTATATAATCGTTAGATCGTGAGAATGCAACATATATGGTTTGTTGTAACTTTTTCCCAACATTACTATTATCAAATGATACTTTGTCGTCAATGATTTCAGATAGACAATGTTTTAACTGTGTAACGGCAATAGATTCTCCTTGTGTAAAAGTCTTAAGTTCACCATCAGCAAGATCTTTAAGGTCGGAACTGTTAGGAATCCCAAGAGCAGTTTCTAATAACTGACCACGAGAACCTTTATTTTTATCAGGTTTTTCAAATTTACTGAAATCAGTAACTTTTAACAAAGATAAAACTTGAAGTGCAGTCAGTTTCACAAAAAGTGCAGTCATACTATAGGGACACTTTAAAGGCCCCGGAGTTTATTATATTGGTAGTTCTGCGACACTCTTACCCTTTCTTAAGGAATCAATATAATTTCGTGCAGAACTTTCAGTTCTACATAACTTCAACTGTTGCCCATCATGTAGTATCATAAGTTGCCCCCCAAAAGGTATTGCTGCATAGACACCCTTATCAATCAAGAATCCTTCATTCATTTGTGTTACTTTCCAAAAAATCGGTGTTTTCGTTTGTGGTGAATGACCTTTCATACCCTCAGGGTAGAATCATCAAAAAATCGTGTTTTGACTCCAGTGGTGGCCTGGGTTCTCATTGAGTCTCAACTGCGAACCACTGATATTGCTGGTTCTCCCTTATTGAAGATTGTATCAACAACTGCCTGAATGGATCGTGAAGTTGAGATACCAACTTTATCATACACAGGAACAACAACCAGACCAAACTTCTTGGATGAGTCACCCAAACGAATCACACGTCCAATAGTCTGCGAAATACCAATGTAGTCCATATTGCGCATAAACAATACTGCCTCCAATCCTGATACATTAATGCCCTCAGATAGAATGCTATGATGTATCACAACAAACTTCTTGGATGAATCTTTGCCCCAGGCATTGAGAGTATCAAAAAATACCTCACGATTGACTTTCTTGCCGTCAATGACAGCACCAGTCTTGGCAGTAATCATCATCCAGGAATATCCACGTTTCTGTAGTTCAGAACAGAAAGGAGATTGTGATATCAACCCAACGATTTGCTTGGTGCTGCGAGCACAAATCAGAATCTTGCTGATGCTCTGATCATCAATCGTTTCCAGTAGATTGTCTGCATCTCTCTCATATATCATCTGCTTGTCTTGCACCATCGCAAGTTGCTTGATGACAACTTTAGGGGGCAATATGTAACCTTGATCCACCAATTCAGGAGCAGGAACTTGACAGATGACATTACCATAAACCTCAGGAAGATTCATTCCTGGTTTAGACACCGTAAGAGAATGTTTTGGAGTTGCAGTCATAAAGTAGCAACGATTTGCATTCGCAGAGAAGTGCTCTGTTGCAGGGAAAAAGTTGCGTTTGACGGAATTATGTGCCTCATCAAAATATATCGTATCAACATCAATCTCGGCATCAACCAGACGTTGAAGAGAGTTATAGGTTGTGAATACCAACTTGTGACGTGAGTTATGAGTATCCACCCACTGACGGATTGTATCCGGATTTGTGGTGGATTCGTGATGAGTTTCTCCACTGTGAACGTGAAGAACTTCTGCATTCACAATGAACTCCAGAAACTCACTGGATAACTGCTCTGCAAGCAGAATGCGAGGGCAAACAACAACAATGGTCTGTGGAGTTTCTTTAGCAAACTCTTTGAGTGCATCAGCAATCATAGTAAGAGTTTTCCCTGCCCCAGTTGGTTTTATGAGTTGACCTTTGTTGTGCTTGGACATAGCATCAACACCACGAAGTTGATGGGGGCGAAGAGAAATCATTGGTTTGGTGATAATGATGAAGTTCAGTTTGCTTGTGTTTTCAGATTCTTAAGTTGCTCCTGAATACTGAGCATTGCCGAACGACTATATCCTGTCGCATAAGGATAAGATAGTTCACTACGTTTGGATTTGGAATCTACATTATAGCAAACATTAATCGCATCTGCAAGATTCTCAATCAGAGTCTCCAGAGTTGTGATCGGAACTTTCACAGTTTTCATAATTTTGGAGTGGTTATACTATAGGGACACTTTGAAGGCCCAATAATAAGAGTTACGATTTATCTGGTTTATCACAATCTTTTGAAAGTTTAATTTGAGATGAGTCAACTTCTTGCTTTTTTGCTCTGTTCATCATCCTTTATTTTTGGATTGATTGATTTAAGCAATTTTCTTCCAGCTGATTTAATTTTTCTTTTATATATCTTATCTGCTTCTCTTGGGGTAAGACCCTCATACTCAGGACCAACACGTACCTTTCTCTTTGCAGGTCTTTTAGGTTGATCTGAGGGTCTCTTATCTACTTCGGCAGGTTTAGTTTTGGAGAGAATCTTTGTTGCTTGTTTTACCAAATCGCTTGATTTTGGTTTTGGTGTTTCTCCACCACTTTTTGCTGCTGCTCTTGCTGCAGCTGCCTTTCTACGTTCTTCCTTTGCTGCTGCTAATTGTGTCTCACGAGCACTTCCACGTTCTTGTTCTGGTTGTTGAACTCTTGTGGATGCTTGTTTTTGAGTTCCAATATCTTTACGAGGTTTATATGGATTTTCTCTGCGTCTTTCAGGATCAGTTATTCTTCTATCTCTACCGACACGTCCACCTTGATTTTGGCGTCTGATAGTTGCCTGAAAACCTAATGCCTTAGATTTATCTTCAACTTCTTCGCAAAGGGACACAAATTCCTTAAAAGTCTTCATTTACAGGTGAACGTATCTTCTAATATTTATCAATACTCTTCGTCTTCAATTACCTCCTCGGTAGGTGAAACTTTTGGTCCTTTTGCTACGAGATCATTTTCTTTGAAGAAACGTATTCTTTCGTGTCGGGCAAGAGTCAAAAGTTCATACTTTTCTTGTTGCTCTTCTGTGAAGTTGAAGTTTTGTTTCCTCCAAGAATCACGAAGTTCTTTGAGATGAGGCAGAACATTTACAGTGTCGGTCATTTACTTGTTGAGGGGTGATTTGTAGAAACGTGTGAATGCAGTTACGATAATAATCAGTGTGGAGATGATACCTACGAACCCTAAGTAGGTTACGGTATCACCAGTGAAACTGAAAGTGTCGGGAGTCATCATTAGTAATCAATATTTGAGTTGAGATAATCATTGACATTGAACTTTTCATCTTGTTCAATAGATTCGTTCATCTCCTCTACAAAATCAAAAGAAGAGAACTCTTCAATTGAAATGTCATCAAAGTCGTCCATTTTGTTTTCGGTGCTTACACTATAGGGACACTTTGAAGGCCCCAGAGTTCTCATTTATGACTTTCTTTAAAAAGTTTCATTTCTTCCCAATCCTTTTTATACACAATCACGCATATATCAGCAGCGCGATGTGCTCCCACAGAGGTACATACACTCGCATACTCATCACAAATGAACCGAATTTCTCCGATCCATTCTTTATACTGAACCACCACACCTTCGGCAAATACTGATTTCATAAGAATGCTGCTTCCAATGGTGTTCTTCGTATCTGCATTGATGAATAAGGAGTTGTATTCTTAAAGTCTACAAGTTTACCAACGGTCTTACTGTTGATTGGGGCATAGAATTGTCGAGTTTTGGAATTCCAAAAACCCCATATGGATTTGATACCAGATCGGCCACAATAATCGAAATGAGTATCATTGACAATCCAAATTGATGATACA